TTATACAATTAGCTGAGGCTAGATTGTCTAGAGAGTTGGAGACAAGAGATCAAGAAAAAAGAGCAAATGCTACTTTGACTATAGGGGATGAGTTCATAGCATTACCAACTGATTTGAGAGAAGTAAGAGAGGTCAAACTCAATACATCACCCAATACAGTTTTGGACTACAAAAGTCCTATACAGCTAGACAAAGACTTTCCATCTGGCGGTAATGGTAAACCTGTATCATATTCAATTGTTGGTGCTGAAATGAAACTCAGGCCTGTGCCTGACAGTGCGTATACAGCAGAAATTATTTACATTGGTGGACTGACTGCATTGTCAGATAGTAGCACTACCAATCAATTATTAACAAGGCATCCAGATGCATACTTATCTGGCAGTCTAGTTGAGGCCTATACATACTTAATGGATGAGGCCAGAGCCTCTACTTATGATGCTAAATTTACAAGATCAATAGAGGAAATAAGAAAAGACGAACAGCGAAGTCATTATGGTACAGGATCACTTCACATTAGTTCAGTCTATGCAAGGCAATCATCATCAGCAAGTTAGGAGATAAAATATGTCAGCAATGAGTGATTATCTAGAGTTAAAATTTCTAGATCATTTTACAGGCACAGCCTCTACATCTGCACCATCAGCAGTATATCTAGGTCTTGCAACCGCAAGCCTTCAAGACGATGCTAGTGGTACAGAATTAACAGGAAACAATTACAGCAGAAAAGCAATTACATTTGCCTCTGCATCTAGTGGTTCTATAGCAAGTAACAGTGCAGTAGAGTTTGATCCTGCAACTGGTTCATGGGGTTCTGTGTCTCACTGGGGCATTTTTGATGCATCATCCAGTGGTAACTTATTATTTCATGGATCGTTTACATCAGCAAAAACAATTGCATCAGGTGATATTTTAAAAGTAGCAAGTGGTTCTTTAACTATTACCGCAAACTAGTGAGATTTAAATGCCATTAGGAACACCGCATTTAGATCAAATTACATCTAATCTTGATGAAATATCAGGTAGTTTAGATATTGATGCAGACTTACAGAAAGTTGAATTTAATAACCCAACATTAGAACAACTTGATAGTTGGGGTACAATTGACTTCATTGCTACATTTGGCAATATTGACAGTCTTTCAACTTTACAGGTAAGGCAGGGTACAGCCTCGGCATCAACTGTAGCAACAGCTAATGCAGAAATACAATTCGCTATCGAAGTAGATGCGACAGTTTCAACAAGTGCTACAGCTACTGCAACTGGCACAAGAATTAGAACTAATACAGCTACAGGAACAGCAAGTTCTACTGTATCAGCAACACCAACCAGAATAAGAACATTTGGTTTTACTGTTGCAACAATAGGCACAGTCACTGCCACAGCCACATTTGAAGTAACAGTGGATGCAAATGGTTCTGTTACTGCAACAGCATCTGTAAGTGCAATCAGGGTACAACAAGTTACTGCAAGTGCCTCTGTTAGTGCGACAGTAAGTGCATCTGCAAATATAGTTGTATTGGCAACCGCAACTGCATCAACCGAGGCAAGTGTTGAAGCAAATGCAAACTTTACAACTAATGTAACAGCTACAGTAAGTGCAGAAGTGACAGGCACAGTAGATGCAAAGGTATTAGGTGAAGATTGGACAATCATTGCTCAGGGATCAGAAACTTGGTCTGAGGTAGCGGATGGCACAGAAATTTGGACAGTTCAAACAACTGATCAGGAGAGTTTTAGAGTACAATGATAAAGTTTGGAGAATGGCTCCCAGATCAGCCAGATTTAGAAAATAAAGGTGTAACTGTTGCCGAGAATGTAATACCTGCATTTGAGGGTTACAGGTCACTAAATAGCTTAGGAAATGTAAGCAATCAGGCTACAAATGAATTAAAAAATATATTTTCTGCAAAAGATAATTCTGGAAATGTTAAATTATTCGCAGGTGATGCAGGCAAACTCTATGAGTTTAATGCAGGTACATCTAATCTTGATGATATAAGTAAAGGTGGCGGATATTCACTAACTGATACTGAAAGATGGAAATTTGTACAGTTTGGTACAAGTGTAATTGTTGCAGGAGGTATCGGTGAAACCTTACAGGAATTTACACTTGGAACAGATAGTGCGTTTGGTGATTTAGGTGGAACACCGCCAAAAGCTGATTTTATTGCAGTGGTAAGAGATCAGGTCTGGACAGGCAATATTGATGAAGGATCTGGCAGAGTACCATTTAGGGTAAGATGGTCTGGTATCAACAATGCAACACAATGGACTGTAGGAACTGATCAGGCTGACTTTCAAGACATACCTGATGCAGGTGCAATCACTGGTTTAGTTGGTGGTGAGTATGCAACCATACTTATGGAAAAAGCCATAGTAAGGGCATCATATGTAGGAACACCTTTGATTTACCAGATTGATAAGGTTGAGACAGCCAGAGGTTGTACGTTTTCTGGTTCGGTAGCAAATATAGGAAATACTATATTTTTTCTAAATGAAGATGGTTTTTATGCATTTGATGGGCAACAAGCAATTCCAATAGGTGCAGAAAAGGTAAACAAGTTTTTCTTTGAGGATTTTAACACAGCATTTCCAGATAAAATGACAAGTGCTGTAGACCCAACAAACCAGATAGTTGTCTGGTCTTATGTGTCAAATGGAAATACTTCTGGATCAACTCCAGATAAATTATTGATTTACAATTATGCAATTAAAAGATGGTCAATAGCAAGTGTCAGTGTTGACTTGATAGCACCATTTTTTACAGCAGGATATACGTTAGAGGCCTTGGATAATCTGGCAAGCAATCTTGATTCATTGCCTGCACCATTAGATTCAAATCTCTATAAAGGTGGGGCATTTTTGTTTGGTGGTTCAGTAGATAAAAAGATTACATCTTTCACAGGACAACCCCTGAGTGCAACAATTGAAACATCAGAATTTGCTTTGAATAAAGGCAGGCATTCAATTGTAACAAGATCAGTGCCATACTTTAGAAATGGTTCAGTTACTGTTCAAGTTGGTGCAAGAGACAGGCAGGATGATGCTGTAACATTTTCGACAGCTAATTCATTAACTGACGAAGGATTTGTGCAACATAGATCACAGGGCAGGTTTCACAGGATCAGGATGAATATATCTGGTTTCTGGGATTTTGCACAAGGGTTTGATATTGAAGGTCAGCCACTGGGTAGACGATGACAAGGGTAAGTAATTATAGAAGGCTTTCATCAGTCGGTGACAATCCAAGAAATGTTGCAAATGTTGTAAACAATATTCTGGATGGAAAAGTCAATTCTACTGGTTCAATTACACTGGCAAACAGTGCAACAACAACAACATTAAGCGATGATCGTATTGGCGGTGACAGTGTCATTTTATTTATGCCAACAACAAGCGATGCATCAACTGTAACAATTCATGTGACAGGCAGACAAAAAGGGCAGGCAACATTAAATCATGCTAGTGCAACTACCACAAGATCCTTTGACTACGTCATTTTTGGATGAGTTTACAAGATGCACAAAATGGATAAATGATGCATTAAAGTACGCACATAATAGTCATTCTGCAGAGGATGTTTTTGCAATGTGTCAGGCAGGGGATGCCCAGTTCTGGCCATATCATGACAGTGCAATAGTTACAGAAATAGTGAGTTACCCTAAACGTAGGGTATTAAGGTTTTGGCTTGCAGGTGGCAATCTAAATACATTGCTAAAAGCAGAGCCAGATATTGTTAGTTGGTCAAAACAATATGACTGCAAAGGTGTTGAGATCAATGGCAGAAAAGGATGGGAAAGAGTTTTGAAAAGCTACAAACCATCATCAATAACTTTAGTGAAGGAAATATAAATGAGCAAAGGCGGAAGAAGTGGACAACAAACTGTTAACACTCAAGTTGAGCCTCCTGCATATGCAAAGCCATTTTTAGAATATGGTTTGAGTGAGGCAAAGCAGAGATATGAAACAGGTGAGCCAGAATTTTATCCATTTCCAACTACTGTAGGATTTTCTCCAGAAAGTGAAATGGCACTTAATATGGTAAGAGACAGGGCATTAGACCCTAACAGTTTGACTGCTCAGGCTCAGGGTGTAGTGCAACAAAATCTCATGGGTACAAACCCACTGATGAGTATGGCATTTCAGCCAGTAATAGACACAATTGAAAGTAGATTTGCTAAATATGGCAGGCTTGGATCAGGAGCCAATCAATCAGCATTAGCATCAGGATTAGCACCTATTGCTTATAAGGCACAACAGGATGCCCTTAGAATGGCTCCAAACATACAAAACCTTGATGCACAACAATTGGCTAAGGTTGGCGGAGCAAGAGAGGCTGATGCAATGGCTCAATTACAATCTGACATTGATAGATTTAATTTTGAGCAAAACATAGATGATCAAAGACTAGCTAATTATTTATCATTAGTTGGTGGCGGTACTGTAGGCTCAAATACAGCACAGCCAGTATTTAGAAACAGAGGATTGTCTGCATTAGGTGGTGCATTAGGTGGATCACAATTAGCAGGATTAGCAGGATTTAACCCCATGATAGGTGCTATTGGGGGTGGATTATTAGGGTTGTCGTAATATGAACAGGCCAATTAGTTTATTATATGGAAACATAAATCCCAATACTGGATTACCAATTAATGCTTTGATTGCCGACCAAAACTTCCCTGCACCTGTAAGAGTTTCTGGCTTGCCTCAAATTGCTCCTAGCGATGTAGCAAACTATAACCAAAATGTGCGTATGAGATCAGGCGATCCAATTGTACCAAGACCTATGAATCAAGTTGGTGTAATTGCAGGAGATGATCCAACACCTAGATTACTAACACCAGATCAAACACTTAGAGGTGGTGCAAATACAGGTTTATTAGGCACAAGTTTTTCAGATCCAAGAACCATGGGTGCATTAAATGCATCTGCTGAACTTCTCAAAGCAGGTGGTTATTCTGTTGGTAAGCCTGCTCCTACACTTGGTCAAGGTCTTGGATTGGCATCACAGGCATTCGTAAAAGGTTATCAGGATCAACAAGATAGACTTGCAGGCCGACAGCAAACAGCCTTGAAAAACCAATTGGCAATGGCTCAGTATATGAATGACTTGCAGAAGATGCAGATAGATATGCAGAAAACCGCAAAAGACGATGCAAAGACTAAATTCACACAAGAAAAAGATTTACGAAAAGAATTTACTGCATTAGCAAAACCGTTCAGAGAAACCATTACTAACTTCAACAAAGCATATGCTTTTGCAAGTAAGAAAAATCCAACTGGTGCATCTGATATTGCTCTTGTTTTTGCTTATATGAAAGCCTTAGACCCAAGATCAGTCGTAAGAGAAAACGAACAAGCATCAACTGAAAATGCAGGTGGTGTTCCTGCCTATGTAAGAAATGCTTGGAACAAATTATCAACAGGTCAAAGATTTGATCCTCAAGTTAGAAAAGACATTTTGGATGCCTCAAAATCATTGGTACTAGGACAAATACAATCACAAAAAGATCTTGAAAGCGAATATTCAGGATATGCACAAAGAAACAATCTCAATCTAGAAAATGTGTTTACATCCTTACTTCCAAAAGCAGGTACATATTTAAACCCAATACCTGTTACTACAATGGAAGAGGCGGAGGAAAAACTTAAAGATGGTCAATTTTTTATTATTAATGGACAAATCGGAGTTATAGAATAATGGGCAAAGCTAAATTATTAGGTGAAAGTATTGTTACACCACAGGCTCCACAAAATAAAGTTGGAAAATTAACAGGCATCACACAATCAGCATTGCAGGGTTTAACACTGGGTTCTGCGGATGAATTGCAAGGATTGGTTGCAGGTTTATATTCTAAGTTTGCTGAAGGTAAAGACTTCCAAACTGCATATAATGAAACAGTGGATGCAATAAGAAGTGATTTGAAAGCATTTAGAGAACAAGAGCCAGTATATGCATATGGATCAGAAATAGCAGGTAGTTTGCCAACTGCAATATTTGGTGGAGCAAGATTGGCAAAAGCAGGTGTTGATGCAGTAAAAAGTGCAGGACTAATGGGCGGTGCATATGGCGGTTTGGCTACAGATAGCGATGATCCAGTAGATAGAGCAATTGGTACTGGCACAGGAGCATTAGCAGGCGGAACAATTCAAAAGGTTGCACCATTTGCAACTGAAGGAGCAAAGGAATTAATCAAGAGAGGTGTTCCAGTTACTGTTGGTGATGCTGTAGGTGGTGGACTGAAAAAGGTTGAAGAGGCCATGACTTCAGTACCATTTGTTGGTTCTGCAATTACAGGTGCAAAGCAAAGAGCCAAAAAAGGTTTTGATAAAGCAATATTTCAAGAAGTGCTAGAGCCATTAAACCCATTGTTAATTAACACAAAAAATGTTTTAAAAGGATTAGAAGGTAGAGATTTATACGCAAAAACAGCAGACATTATATCTAATCAATATGACAAGATTTTGCCTAAATTAAAAATGCCAAATAGAAGTGTTTTGCAAGATAAGTTCGATGATGTAATTCTTAATGAGGCTGAGGCACTATCTGGTAATGCTCAAAAATTATTTTTAGATAAAATTGATAAAATTATTTATTCCAAATTTGATGATGCAGGAAAAATTTCTGGTCAAAATTACAAAAAAGCAATTTCTGAAGTAAGGCGAGAGGTTAGAAAATTTAACAAAAGCACAGAGCCTGTGAATCTAGACATTGCATCAAGTTTTAGTGCAATTGAATCAGCTATGGCGGATGTTTTGAAATCAACAAATCCTGCTCAGGCATTAGCTTTAGATGCCATTGATAAAAGTTTTAGAAGATTACTACCAGTAGAAAGAGCAGTGATAGCCTCAGAAGGTGGTGAGTTTACAGCAGATCAAATATTGAGACAAATAAGATCTCAGGATGGAACACTTAGGAAAAAATCATTTGCACGAGGCGGAGCAGAAATGCAACCGCTTGCAGAGGCAGGGCAAAATACAATCAAACAAAGATTAGCTAACTCAGGAACCGCAGATAGGTCAATGTTGGGTACACTTGCACTAGGTGGAGGTTTAGCTTTTGATCCCCTAACAGTGGGTGTTGGTTCAGCATTAACAGTTCCTGCCTACAGTAGAGTTGGTGTTCCATTAGTCAGAGATTTTACAACAAGAGGCATAGCACCAGTTCTTGGTAGAGGGTCACCATTTTATGGCGGATTACTTGGCCAGAATGTACAGGATGCAAACTTTTTAGGAATGAATAGGAGATAATATGCCAAGAACAAATATCACAGAATTTTCAAATGTAGCCTCTGAAAATACAGACATAAATAGTGTAAATATTGCGGAAAATTGTCCTGCGTCAGGCATAAATAATGCGTTGCGAGAACTTATGAAGGCTCTCAAAGACGTAGACACTGGCACACAAGCACTAACTGCTTTGTCGGTTACTGGTGCTTTATCATGTGGTGCTTTTACAAGTAATGGCATAGACGATAATGCTGATGCTACTGCTATTACTATAGATAGTTCTGAAAACGTAGGTATAGGAGATAATAGTCCTGATGCAAAATTAGATGTACATGGTAATGTAGAATTTGGTGATGGTGGTGGATTTGATATGAATATCAATGGTACTAGACATCAATTTAGTATTGCTGGAACTGAACGTATGCGAATAGTTAATGATGGGGCTGTCCTCATTGCAAAAACAGTAGATAATACTGCTAATGTAGGTGCTGGGTTTGCATCAAATGGATTTTTAGGATTAACTCGTGACAATGGCACTTTACTACAATTAAATAGACTTACAGGTGATGGAGAACTTTTAAGGTTTCGTCAAGACAGTGCTACAGAAGGTAATATAACATCAAGTGGAGCTACCATCAGTTACAATGCGTTTAGTGGTTCTCACTGGTCAAGACTTAAAGATAATTCAAAACCCACAATTCTTAAAGGCACAATTATTGAAACTATTGATGAAATGTGTGATTGGTATCAAGCAGAATTTACTGTTGATGACACCCTTACTAAAGAATCTATTAGTTTACCTTTAAATAAAAAAGTTGGTGACACAATAACTTATATCTACAAAGAAAAAGAATATAATGCAAAAATAATCAAAGAAAATGATAATAAGCATACTAAATGTAAAATATCAGATACAGAAGATAGCAAAAGAGTTTACGGAGTTTTTGCTAGTTGGGATAATGATGATGATACAGTTAATGATATGTATGTAACTGCTATTGGTACTCATGTAGTAAGAATTAACAAAGATGCAACAGTACAAGGAGGTGATTTGCTTACATCTAATGGTGATGGTACAGCAAAAGTACAAGATGATGACATTATAAAAAGCAAGACTATAGGTAAAGTATTAACAAATATTAAACAAGAAACTTATGATGACGGAAGTTATACAGTTCCTTGTGCATTGTATTGTGGTTAGGAGTAATAAATGGCAAAAGACAAAATCACCGATTACGATTCGAGTGCATCCTCAAATACAGATGTGGGGGGTGTAAATCTAGCTGAAAATTCAGCATTACCCAGTGACATGAACAATGCCATCAGGGAAGTCATGTCGCATCTAAAAGAGTTTTCAGCAGGAACATCAGGGTTAGACGTATTGTCATTTCAAGATGATGACAACTCGCATCAACTGAAGTTTCAAGCACCATCTTCTGTAACAACAACAACTACATTCACACTCCCTGATGGAGA